GCCCCACCGAGAGATTGAAGATAGGTGACGGGGTTGATGGTGAGATTTTCGTCCGTATCCGCATCTTCACCCACCGGCGTGCCCGCTGTCGTGCCATTGAATCGCACAGCCCCGTGCCCGTTTTGAAGATTACTATACCACTCGGGGCGTGAACCACCCGTAGAGTTCCAGTCGTGCGAGGACAAGCCTCCTGTATTGTGCCACGACGTCACGGCTGTGCCGCTCGTAATCAGCCCGCTATTGAAGGTGGTGGCGTCAATACTTCCGGAGATATAACCGACTTCGAGATTAGGCAGTTGCGACACGCTGGTAATCGTGAATGGGCGGCTTCCCGCCCCAAACGAACGATTCAGACCAGATGTAATAAGCGGCATACTATCCGAATGAGACGAGTTGCCCTGTCACCAAGTAGGTGCTGGCTCCGGTTTGTAGAATACTAAACGCGAACACGTCTTTTTTGTTGGCGTTGGGAGTGGGTTGCGTGCCCGAGGCCCAATTCAGCGTCACCGCGTTGCCTTCGATCTGTACTGCTGTTGGCAGATAGGCGGTAGCGCCTTGATTGACCACCAACGTCACAGCGGTCGCATAACTGTTGGCCAACCCCAAGTTGGTAAAGTTCGCGGTCCAGTTACTGGAGATGGTGCCCGTGATGTTCCACAGGTTACCCGTTGTGCAGTTGAACGCAATCGTCGGTGTGCCCGAGATGGTGGTAGAATATGTTTGAAAGTTTTCAATGAGCCGTGCTGCGGTGGCTGTATTCGCAATCGTGACCGAGGTGAGATTGGTATATGACCCCGACAACCGACCATCGGGTACGGTACCCGTCGAGAGCGCCGACGCATTGATGCCGGTGGTGCTGGTGGTAAGAATGACGTTCGCATCCAGACGAGCAATTGGCACCGTGCCCGCCGAGAGCGCCGAGGCATTAATCCCCGTCGTGCTGGTCGTGAGAATGACGTTCGCATCTAATCTCGCAATTGCGACTGTTCCTGTTGAGAGATTACTTGCGTTGGTATAATAGGATCCCGGCTGGCTGTTGAGATTTGTCGCATTGGTCGCTTGCGAGGCGGAGTTGACATTCAGTTGGTTCTCACTCTTACCAAACGCATAGGTACTGTTGTTGGCCGTGGTTGCGGTTGTGGCGCTATTGACGTTCAGCGCCCCTTCGCTCTTGCCAAACGCGTAGGTCGCATTATTGGCGGTACCCGTATACGCGGTACTATTGATACTTCCCGTACCTAACGTCAGCGTTCCTGCATTCAGGGTGGCGCTACTGGTGCTATTCGCAATAGTGAGTGACTGTTGCCCGTAAATACCATTCGAGGTACTGTTTCCGATGAACACCGTGGTGCCACCGAACACCAAGTTAGTCGAGGAACCAAATGTGGTGCCATTATAATATTGAATCGCCCCGCTTCCTCCCGTACTATTGGAGGTTTCTCCACCACCACCCCCCGAGACCGTAGACCAATAGAGGCCCGATCCGTTGGTGGTGAGCACTTGACCGCTACTGCCATTTGCACCATTCGCGGTCAGATTACCCGTGATGACGGCCGCATTGATGGTGAGCAGGTTGGTGAATGTACCATTGCTGCTGGTGAAGGCGATGACGTTGGTATATGATCCTGAGAGTCGGGCATCGGGAAGACTACCCGTCGAGAGGGCCGAGGCATTGATGCCGGTGGTGACTTTGGTGATGTAGGTGGGCGTCGCATTCACCAAATCGGTTTCAATCGCGGTCACTTCGGCTTGTACATCATTGATATGTGACGCATCCACCACATCGGTGGTGTTGTTCTTCGTCGTAAACGACTTGACGGTGGTCGGATAGGATGCTGCCATACCAATATTTAGGAAAAGAAAAAACGCGCCGCCAGAGAACCTGGCGGCGCGTGGGTCTTACAGGTAGGAAGGAACGAACTACGCGAGCTTGAGGACGCCACCGTTGGCATCCGACGCCCACTGAATCGTGATGTCACCACCGTTGGTCGGGGTGTCCACGACGTCGTAGAACGCAATGACCGGCGACGCGTTGTTATCTGCACCCTGCTTGAACAACACGCAACCACCGACCGTGTTGCCCGTGCCGAGTGTCGAGAACGTCACGTTGGCCGCGGTGAAGAACGCGAAACCGTTCGAGGTGCCGGCGTCGTCGGTCTCCGAGACCGTCTTCGATGCGAGCGCGACGCGGGCATAGTTGGACACTGTGCCAGTCGTCAATTCGAACGACGCAATCTCGTGGACCGTGTTGGCATCCGCGAGGTTGGCGATCGTGTTCGATGCCTCGTAACCCGGGGTCACCAGTAACAATGCAACGTTATCGGTGAGCAGGTTGAGGCTGCCGTTTGCTAAGAGGAACTTACCCTGATTGAATACGAAATTAGCCATTTCTTTTTTCTCCTAAAAATAACGTGCATTAGTGCAGTTACTGGTTCGTACGCCACCCGCGCACGGAGGGTGCCGATGTGCCGGCGATTACTATATTAGTATATAGGAAACCTCGGCACTTCATATTTAGGGTTGTCAAACCGCGCGGCGTATCGTATACTATCTCCCATGCGACGGTGTACGACATGTCACGAACCCATTGCCGCCCCTCGATTGGTCGCCCTTCCGGCCACACGAGTTTGTGCGACCTGTTCGACCGAACAGCCCGTCAAGGGATACATGACATGGGAACATAAAACGGCTCCTGTCTTTCAGGTGGTCACCCCACGGCAGCATCAGTGGTTGCGGTCCCGCGACCGCAAAGGCATGCGTTCAGGGTTGCCTATGTCCTCACGCGGGTCGTCGGCAATGTCGTCCACCGTCGCGCCTGTATCATCTGGCCATACACCAAGTCGCACTCCGATTATGGCAACGGCATCTAATCCGCTGTCTTTGGTGCCAAATGCTACGACGTGCGCACACAAGGATCGTCCGCAGGTATCGTCGGCGGGCAAATGCCTAGACTGCGCACTTACCTATTATCGCAACCGTTTGTTGTGGGCACAGCTGCCTGCAAATAGATAGTTGACTTTCCGACAGGATGTGCTATACTTATTCCTGTCAGTCGTTGATGCGTCGTTGTCGCCCGACGCAGCAACTCACAACCAAGGCGAAAGGATAGAATGAATACTATGGCTACTCGTAAGTCTCAGAAGGATCGTCTCGTTACCGCGTTCAACAGCGGCTATGATTTCACCACGAACCAGATCGCATCGCGTCTCAACGTGAGCGATTCACGGGCGCGATTCCTCATCACGGAGCTTCGTCAGGATGGCTATGCCATCTATAAGAACACCAAGACCATCAACGGCATGTCCACGCCGGTCTACCGTCTCGGCACGCCGAGCCGTGAGATGGTCGCTGCGGCGTTCGCGTCGCAGGGCGCGTCGATCTTCGCGTAATCCCACGACGGGGGAGGCCGAGGCCTCCCCCGTACTCATTCGTAATGGCTGGCCAATCTGACATACGATGAGGTACATAATGATTGGTCGTGAACTGCCTAGCGGGAAGCTCACCTTCCACCCGTAAGCGTGAATAAATAGGGCAGAGACGGGTATTTCATGCGTAGATTAGCACCCCTATTCCACGCATACTCGGCACCGTAAAGGGACGAGAATCGTCGGGTAAGCCTTCGGGAACCCCTGACAGCCGAGAACTCGACTGGGCGAGTATAAACAGGATTTAGGCCCAGTGCGGCATATCGGTGTTACGCCGATATGCGTATCGTTGAAACGTCGGAGTAGACTCTCCGGGGGCCACGAACGGTTCTTGCAGTCTCCAAGAATCGGCGGAGGCGTATCGAACGCCAAGCCGTGGTGATTATAATCACAGACCTCACCAGAGGAAACTTGACCGTAGAAGGTCTGGTGTGATATTAGAAACGGTCATCCGCCGTAGGAATCGCGAATTCCTGCGGCGGTTTTTTATTTGTGCTATACTAGACGCATGTTTCAAACCTACGACGGGATTCTTTCCAAACCCTTCTGCGAACATTTGATTCGGCGTTTTGATACGGCGGCACAGAAAGACCACACCCACTCGATGTTCGACCAATTGGAGATGACTCCACCGGCGGAGTGGACGCAGGAAACGGCGACTATTATGGATGTGGTCAAACGCGCGTCGGCCGACTATGCGCATTACTATGACCCCCATAAGATGATGCCCATACAGCGGCTTGTCGAAACCTGTCGCATCAAACGGTACGAACCTAACCGACATCGATTTCCTCTTCACGCGGATGCGGCCAATTATCGAAGCTGCACCCGCTATCTGGCGTTTTTGTTTTACCTCAACGATAACGAAGCCGGCACGCGGTTCTATGGTGCACGGGATAGTGAAGGCTGGCGCATTGACGCCACGCAAGGCACCCTCCTCATCTTTCCCCCTATGTGGATGTTTCCGCATGAAGGGCTCATGCCGACCACCCATTCCAAATATATTCTCAGCACCTATTTCCATTTTGCCCCACCGACCACCGCATGACGATGATGAACTCGATATACGCTCGTTCCGCCAAACTGTTTGTCTTGCAGTTTTGCATGTATTTTATTGTGACACTGAATATTCGCGCGGTCGCCCATTTAGATTATGTGATGGTGTTTATCACCGACGTGCTCATCGCGACTATTGGATTTACAACGATCAAAGAAGTCATCAAGGCCGAGACACGGACTGAGCAAATCTGTTATGTGCTGGGCGGGGCTGCGGGTGCGCAAGTCGCACTCGTGGCGTCATTTTTTCTCTAACGGCGTGCGCATATAAATAATACAGGAGCCCTATGCCAATTCAATCATTTACGGCCCATCTTGACGAACACGCGGACTGGCAACAACTGGACGAAGCCGGACTCTCTCGTATTCTGACGCACATTCAGACGCGTAATATGGGATTTATCACCGCCTTTCGCGGCGGGAGTGCGACCCCGCTCGCGCAGAATCGCGCATTGAATCGGCAACTCCAAACCGAGATTCGTCAGGCCGGCTTTGGCTACCTGCGCGTCGTAGGGTCGTGGCCGGAAAACGAAGGCACACCCGAAGAGCGACAGGTCGTGGAAGAATCCTTTCTCGTCATCGGCAGCGATGGGGACGACAGCGGCAACCTGCGCGGATTTCTCAAAAAGGCGGGCGCGAAGTATCATCAGGATGCCGTCATCTATAAGCCGTGGAACACCACGACCGCGTATTTGATTTTCATGGGCAACCCCAACAAGTTGAAACCCATCGGCACGTTCTCGCTCAGTCCTCAAAATATCGGCAAAATGTATAGCAAGTTCAAGGGACACAAGTTTGTGTTCCATAGCATGTCAGAACAACGGGGATTTTTTGGTCGCCTCGCACACTATAAAGCCTACAAATAAATTCTCGTCATTAGAATGAGGTTGTCCCGTGGATAGAGATTATTCAAAAATCGTGGCGGTGCCCCCCGCCAAAATCAATCACAGTATTATGCATGATGTGGTCATTTTGATGACCCCCAACGAACAGGAGGCCCTCAAGCAGATGATTGCAGCTGCCCCCGATGATGCGGTGTTTGTGGAATATGGGTGTGGGGGATCCACCTGTCTCTTTGCCGCTCATATGCGAGCCTCGCAAAAGCTGTACAGCATCGAACATCAAAAAGAGTGGTTTCAGCGTATACGCATGGTGCTCGGGGATATGCAGCGTGGGGGTGAAGTATTTCTCTTTTGGAAGCCCGCGGCGGGCGGACGCAAGATGGGGTTTCAACTGGGTGAGGATGTGCACATCATCGAAGAGCACGAATTTCGTCGTTACGGCACACCCACCGAGGAACTTCCGCACGGGCTGGAGGACTACATCAATGCTACCGGCATCGATATCGATTGGTCGAAGGTGCATTGTGTCCTCGTCGATGGTGTGGCGCGTGGGGCCGTGTTGGCGATGATTCGGCATAAACTGTCACCGGACGCGATGGTGGTTGTGCATGACGCCGCACAGCGCAATACTTGGTATACGTGGGCGGTGCAGCCATTATATGACGCGCACGGATTCGTAGACAGTATGTTGTGGTTGACGGTGCCCAAAAAATAACCGTTTACGTTCGTCGGTGAATACTATATACTATTAGTGTTTGACTTTATTATTTTTCCCGTGGAGTGATTATGAATCTTGAAGTGCCGGTCAGTGAGTTACAGAAGAAGTCCCTATTCGTTGCGACCCCGATGTATGGCGGTCAGTGTTTCGGCTCCTATACCAAAAGTATTCTTGACCTCTCCCGCGTGTGCCAGGCGTACGGCGTTCAGGTGCAGTTCTCGTTTATCTTCAACGAGTCACTGATTACGCGGGCCCGTAACTATATGGTCGATGAGTTTTTGCGTAGTGCCCATACGCACATGATGTTTATTGACTCGGATATTGACTTCAATCCGATGGATGTCATTGCCTTGCTGGCGATGGACAAGCCGATTGCGGGGGGTCCGTATCCAAAGAAGTGCCTCGCATGGGAGAACATCTACGATGCGGTGAAGTATGGGCTGGTGCCCAATGACGACCGTGGGAAGTTGGCCGATTTTGCGGGCGACTTCGTGTTCAATGCGGCTCCCGGCACGACCGAAATCAAGTTGGACGACCCCGTTGAGGTGCTGGAACTCGGTACGGGCTTCATGATGATCGAACGGAGCGTCTTTACGAAGTTCGCCGACGCGTATCCACAGTATTGGTATAACCCCGACCATAACCGTTCGGCCGCGTTCGATGGCACCCGTAAGATTTATCAGTATTTTCAAGCCGAGATCGAACCCGTCCACGGACGCTATCTGAGTGAGGACTATTGGTTCTGCCAGAAGGCGCGTGAAGCGGGTCTCGGTGTGTGGTTGGCGCCGTGGATGGTCATCAAGCATCACGGCACCTACATTTACAGTGGCAGTATTCCCGCGATGGCGACCGTGTCTAACGAGCGCATTCATCGCAACGATCCGGTGCCGTCCGTCGTGCGTATGGATGGCACGGGCGGCAACCCCGCAGCGAACGCCCCGCCTGCACCGGCATCTGGACCCGCGACGGTCAAGCAGTTCAGTTCCCTCTCCGCGTCAAAGCGCAAGGAACTCCTGACGATTGCGGCGGAGAAGATCGGAGTGGCGGCCGATGTGCTTCAGCAGCACTATAAGAATAATCGCGACGCCTGGCTCGCAGAAAATCCTGACAGCTCTATTGAAGAAAAACTCAGACTCGTACAGCAGTAACGCATAGGAGTAGAGTATGATTATTGGATTGAGTGGATTTGCCGGCACTGGCAAGTCTACCATCGCTGAGTATTTGGTGCGTGAGCATGGATTTGTGCGGTTGAGTTTCGCCTCGGCGGTGAAGGATATCGCCGGTGCCGCATTTGGATGGGATCGACAACGACTGGAAGGCGCGACGCCACAAGATAGACTCTGGCGCGAAGAACCCGACGCGTTCTGGTCGCAGCGGATGATGAAACCCTTCTCGCCGCGGTATGCGCTTCAGTTTCTCGGCACGGACATTTTTCGCCAGCATGTCCTCCCAACCATCTGGTGCGATAATGTCATTGCCAAAATTCGCAATCTCGGCCTCGACGCGAATGTCGTGATTGACGATGTGCGGTTCGTCAATGAACGGAACGCGCTCCGTGCTGAAGGTGCTCAATTTTTATTGGTGCGCAAATCCGAGTTTCCGAGTGCTCTTCACGCAGAGTTATGGAACGCCGCCCGCGCACGATTTCGCGTGCGAGACATCATTCACGATGATCGGACGCATCTCCATCTCTCGGAATGGGATTGGCTACAGGATGCCACGGTAGCCGACGACCCAGTAATTGTGAATAGTGGCAGTTATGATGACTTGTATGCAGCGGTCGATGCGTGGTATACTCCACACACGGCTGGTGCACTACTAACAACTAAGTGAGGATAAGTATGGCTTCGTATGTATTGAATGATTCAACAGTAGAAATTCTCAAGAACTTTGCGAGTATCAACAATCAGGTCGTGTTCAAGGCGGGCAGCGCCCAGCGGGCGTGTAACGACACCCGCAACTTTATCGCGGATGTGGAACTCAATGAGCCACTGCCGCAGGAGTGTGCGCTGTATGAACTGAACCGTCTGCTCGGCATTATCGACACCTGCAAGACCGATAAGCTGCCGACCATTGCGTTTGGCTCGTCATCGCTCGTCGTGGAGCATGACTACGGCAAGGTCACGATTCCGTATGCCCATGCGGATGTGGTCGCGGCGCCGCCTGGCGTGCAGTTCCATCTGAAGAAACCGATTGCGACGTTCGATCTGCCGTCGGCCCTGTGGACGAAGATCAAGCGGACGGCCGCCGTGCTTCAGACGACGTCGTTGCACATCATCGTCAACACGGACGGGGAACTGGTGCTGAAGCTCGTCAACGAGAAGGATAAGGGTGGCGACGCCTCGGGGTCGGCGGCGTATAACATGCCCAACACCAACGTGCAGGAAGCGGTGGACAATACGTGGGCGGTGAAGTTCGATGCCCTCGAACTCATTCCCGGCGACTATACGGTCGAAGTCGGTGAAATCGGGAATAACACCAATAGCAACACGTTGTTCGGCATGTTCTTCAAGCTCAACGACCCGACCAAGAAGGTCACCTATCTCACGTCTGGTCATGTCGTGAAGACGCGCACCTAACACGCCTACGGCGACGGCTGTGGGAAAGCGGAACGTTCGGCATTCGGGAGGACGACGGTCTATTGAACGAGATGTCGAAGTTGGAAGGTATAATCCGCGAGGGGGGCTTCTTCCAACGCCCTCACTTTATGTGACTAACAGTTTAGGTATAGTGTCATACAAAGATAAAATTTCTTTAGCCCATTTTATTTTATCTTTTATTCGCTGACCGGGAGGATGGGACGATGACCACAGCTCTAAATTTTCTATACGGTTATCATTTCGCACACCATTTATATGGTGAACGGTTTCATGCGGGGTGAGCTTTCTATTCAAAAATTTGGACATAACTAATACATGTTCTAGTTCGTATGTACGGGAGGATGAGCGAACAAATTGTGTATTCGTTTCTGTGATGTATACCATTACATATCCATCGCGGTTAATCCATCGACCACCGGACCAATTATGAGAGAGTTTTCCTTTTTGGCGTCTACGTTCATTACTAGCACAACCACAACTTTTGGTGTTTTTACGACGAAGATTGTTCGCCAATACTTCTGTGATTTTGCCGCATTGGCATTGACATACCCATTGTCTGGCGGCAGAACCAGACGGAAAATATTTCATGTTTCCCTTTGAAATAACCGTTAATTTACCGAATATTTTACCGGTTAAATCTTGTGAATTGGGTGCTGGTTTTCCTTTTTGCTGAGCCATGTTATACTCTCCCATTGACTATTTATTATTCCAATGATTTTCAAAACAAATATGGAGCATTATTATGATTGAAGAATTTATCTGGGTAGAAAAATACAGACCTAGCAGAATTGATGAGTGCGTTTTACCAAATGATATCAAAAATACGGCAAAATCATTTGTCGCTCAGGGCGATTTACCGCATATGTTACTTATGGGCTCACCCGGCACAGGAAAAACCACATTGGCCCTCGCGCTATGTCGTGAGCTTGATATCATTCCGTTAATAATCAACGGATCGGAAGAACGCGGAATTGATGTGTTGCGAACCAAGATCATAGATTTTGCCGCGGCCATGACTTTCGATGGTAAACGCCGTTGTATTATTATCGATGAAGCGGATTATCTTACACCAGAAGCACAAGCAGGACTACGTGGGGTAATGGAGGCTTACGCGGTCAACTGCTCATTCATTCTCACCTGTAACTACAGCAACCGCATTATTCCCGCGCTCCACTCACGCTGCACCGGCATCTCGTTCGGCATTCCACCTGCGGAGAAGAAGCACCTGATGGTCCAGACGTTGGCTCGACTTCAGGACATGTTGGTCAAGGAACAGGTGACCGCCTCGGAAGATGTGCTGATACAAGTCATCAAGCGGTGGTGGCCGGATCTGCGGCGCATGATTAATGAGATTCAGCGGGCGTGTGTGAATGGGGAACTCACGCCTGCCGTGTTGGGGCAGCAAGCGGATGTGCAGTTCGATCCGCTCTGGAAAGCCCTCAAGACTCGCAACTATAAAGAGGCACGAGTGTGGATTGGTCAGTATGCGGACATCGACCCCCCGAAGTTTTATCGGTCGGTATTTGACTGGCTCCATGAGAATGCCGAGGATAGTCATATTCCGTCGCTGGTTGTGCTGACGGCGGACTATCAGTATAAGCATATGAACGCGGTAGACCCGCACGTCCATCTGGCGGCGTTCTGTCTGGAACTCATGCACAATGGGCAGTATCGGTAGGAGCGACGATGGCCTCGACACGAAAACCGATGATCGCCACAACAGGAAAACCGATAGACCCCACGGAGAAGAAGCCGACCATCTTCAACACGATTAACGCCCTCTCCGCCACGCGGCCACTGACCTATCAGGATTTGGTGGAACAGAATCTGCCCTACGAACCCTTTATGGTCAACCGTGCATTCTCGCTCTCCGAGGATGCCGTGCTGGCAGCGTCGATGATGAATCAGCGACCCCATCTGGACAAAGCCGACCAAGCGGCGTTCTATATTCATACGCTGCGTCCTCGTCGGCGATTTGAGAAGTGGCCGAAGTCCCTCGAAGACCCCGATAGTGCGGTTATTGCGAAGTATTATGGAATGAGTCAACGCGAAGCCAAACTTTCCGCAAACCTACATACTAAAGAGGAAGTTACGGTGATGCGGAAGGTCTTAGAAGACGGGGCCTCTCCATCACGGTTTCGTTAATATCGATGATGGAGATCTCGTATGGCTGTTTACGATTACGAGGCGTCCTTTGTGGAGATTCGGTTTCCTGATGTGGAAGGGGCGTCCGGCAAAGAACCGGCGGATAACTTTCTCAAAGTCAAGGAGACGCTGACCCGCATCGGGGCGCCGGCTTATAGCAAAGACCCGAATGAGCCGGGGAAAACCTTATGGCAGTCATGTCATATCTTATACAAGCGGCAACGCTACTACTTGGTGCATTTCAAGGAAATGTTCCTGTTGGACGGCAAAGCATCGCGCACCGTCATTACCGAGGACGATCTGGCACGGCGCAACGCGATTGCGATGCTCCTCCAGCAATGGGGCTTGATTGTCGTCGTGCATCAGGATCGCATTCAAAACCCGCATCCGGCGCCGATTGATACCTTGAAGATTATTCCGTTCAAGGATAAAGGCAACTGGAATCTTCGTGCGAAGTATGAAATAGGCAAAACACGAAAGTAACGGAGTGGTGATGACAACGAGTGCTGTGGGCATCCAGTTAATCTGTGAGTTTGAAGGATTTCGGGCTGCGGCCTATCCAGATGTCGTGGGGGTCTGGACGATTGGCTACGGCACCACTCGTGTCAATAATCAACCCGTGACGAAGGGTATGACGTGCACCGAAGCGCAAGCGAAAGAATGGGTGCATACGGACTTGAGACAGTTCGAGGCGGCCGTCACCGCCGCCTCGGCAAAACCCCTCACACAATTTCAATTTGACGCCTGCGTCTGTTTCGCATATAATATCGGTGCGGGTGGGTTTGCAAGTTCGACCGTTGGTCGAAAACTTCGCACGGGGAATATTGCCCTCATCAATGAAAGCAACTTTGTGGCGTGGAATAAAGTAAGAAATAGTCACGGCGTCTTGGTCGAGTCGAGAGGACTGACGCGCCGGCGCAAGGCCGAATGGTATTTATTTTCGACGGGAATGATTAAAACGCAATTCGAATGAGGAGTAGAGTATGGGCACAGTGAAGATTATCAAGTTTGTCAGTTCGCAGGAAGTCATCGCTCGGGTGATCGAGGAGTCCTCCACCGAAATTATTGTCGAGTCCCCGTTGACAATTCAGCCGCTGCGTAGCGGGGAAACGTCGATGGCGATTGGGTTGATGCCGTTTACATGGGCGGGCGACAACAAAGACACCGTGGCGCTCAACCGTGCGCATGTGCTCTGCGTGATGAACCCCGAGGACGAACTCAAGACGCAGTATCTGGCGGCGCTCGCGGGTCTCACGATTCCGAATGGTGCGGCCACGCCAAAATTGACGTTGACTGAAGCGCGATAACGTTCGCGTTTAGTCTCGGAATGAGGTATACTAATCCCCATGACGGGAATGTATGATACGTACACCAGCGTGGTGGTGTTGAAAGATGACTTGGGCGTGCGATTGCGCGACCCCATCACCCGCCAAGGTTCCTTCTATAAAGTCCCCTATCAGCCGCGCACGTTCTATCCGTGTGGTATTAATGACGGGACGGAGAACTGGCGCACGCTTGATGGCACCGTGTTGAAGGAGCGACGCCATCGCAGCCTCTCACAGTATCATCACTTCGTGGATCGCTCCAAAGAAGAGGGGCGCATCATCTACGGCACCATCGCCCCGATGTATCAGTTTTTCGCGGAAGAAGTCGGTCAGAAATGCGGCATGCCGTTCGAGTCATTGCGCACGGTCTTTCTCGATATCGAGGTCGCGTCGGATCAAGGCTTCGCGCCTCCAGAGAATCCGTATCAGCCCATCACGGCCATTACCGCCGAAGTGTGGGGGCACTACTATGTGTGGGGCTGTGGAGACTATGCGAATCTCCGCGACGATGTGACCTATACGCAGTGTCAGGATGAAGTCGCCCTCCTGATTGACTTTATTCGCTGGTGGACGGCCGACTATCCCGATATTATTACAGGCTGGAACACCCACACCTACGACATTCCCTATATTCTCAATCGCATCGACCGATTGCGTGACGAAAAGAAACTGAAAATCAGTTCGTCGGTGCTGTCGCCGTGGCGCAAACTCACACATCGCAACGTGACGATGATGGGGCGCGACCAGAAGTTGCCAGACATTGTGGGCATTCCGATTCTGGACTATTTGGAACTCTATCGCAAGTTCTCGCTCACGCAGCAGGAGTCCTATCGACTCGATGCGATTGCGGAAGTCGAACTCGGCAAGAAGAAAGTGTCCTATGATGAGTATGGGTCGCTGCAACGGCTGGCGGAAGAGAATTATCAGAAGTTTATTGATTACAACATCGCCGATACTCAACTCGTCCGTGAACTGAACAACAAGCTCCATCATCTTGACCTGTGTGTGCAAATCGCCTATGGTGCGCGGGTGAACTTTCAGGACACGTTCAAACAGGTGCGTCTGTGGGATGCGATGATGTATTACGAATTGTATGACCGACAGATTGCGATTCCGTTGAAGCGCGAGACGCACAAGGGTGCGCAGTATGCCGGTGCGTATGTGAAAGACCCCATCACCGGTAAGCACGACTGGGTGGTGTCCTTTGACGTGAACTCGCTGTATCCGTCGATTATGCGACAGTGGAATATCAGCCCCGACCGGCATTTGCCAATTGAGTGGTTGAAATCACGGTTGGAGGATATCGAATATTTGGCAGGGGCCGATGCGATACACACACCACCTGCGCTATCGGAATGCACACCGCGTCAGTGGTTGCTAGATGTGCAACAACCCGATGTGCCGATAGTGGCGTGGGCGTTGCGGGAACTGATTGCGTATTTGGAACGCACCGATATTGAGACCACGCTACGGGATTTGTCCACGCCGGATCCGTTTCCGTGGCTGCGCGTCCTGTCGGTCTGCATCACGCCGAACAAGCAAGCGTTCCGCGTGGATATGGTGGGGTTCCTGCCTGAAATCTTGGCGCGGTTATATGAAGAACGCACGTCCGCAAAAACGAAGGCTACCGACGCTGCCAAGGAATACGAACGAGTGAAGAAAGAGATGGAGCGGCGAGAAAAGATAAATAGATAGTATGGGTGCTATTCATATTGACTTTTCTACGGAAAACTTAACAATTGATGAAATAGCGGCGCAATTAAATTGCTCGTATACTACCGCGTATAGATTATTGCGGAAGTATCAATTGCCATACAAGAGCAACAAGCGCGGTAAACAAGGTAAATATAAACTATCTGCGGAACAACAACAACTAGTATGCCAGATGTATGTTGACGGTAATTCTATTACTCAAATCGGTAGTATGTTTCAAGATGTGAATAGAATTACTATTTTTAATGTTTTACGAAGACATAATATTCCGACCCGATTACGTAATGGTTTAGACATTATCAATCCACCCAAAGTTAGTAAAGAAGAATTAGAATATTGGTACTGGAGCCAAAACCAATCCTTATGGGAAATAGCCGAACGCTTCGGATATTCTAATGGTATGGCAGTATTAAGAGATTTTAAGCATTATGGTATTCTTACGCGAGATCATAGTGCTGCCGGAAAAGCAAAATATGCGAGTTCGCCTATTTATAAAGACAAAGTTTTGTCTGGGTTTGAACAATCTAGGAAACACTGGTGTGCCGGAAAGAAAACGTGGATTGAACAATGGTGTGCGGAGTGGTTAGACTCCAATCATATTATTTACGAATATCAATATCAATTACCGATACAAATATCCAATCTTCGGCATTATTTTGATTTTTTCCTTCCAGAATTTGGTTTATTAATTGAGATGGATGGTGTATACTGGCATCAAGGGGATAAACAAATACAGCGGGATAATTTTTTTGATGCCTCTGCGAGACATTCCGGGTTTATGGTTGTCAGAATTACCGACGACGAATGTAAAATGAAAGGAATGACAATATTTAATGAAAAACTTGAAAAATATGTCGGACGCCGAACTAAAGGCGTATGCGGAACACCTCCAACGAGAGCACGTCAGGTATAATCTCGAACAAAATACAAAAAAGGTGTCCCTCAATTCCTGCTATGGAGCCGTGGGTAATGAACATCATAGGTTCTTTGATGTGCGTCAGGCCGAAGCCGTCACGATGACTGGACAGATGATTATTCGCTATGTCGCGGACGAGGTGAATGCCTTTCTCAACAGCGAGTTCGGCACCAAGACGGACTATGTGCTGGCGAGTGACACCGACTCTATCTATGTGAAACTCGCCCCCGTGGTCGCGAATATGCCCACAGCGGAAGCGATTGATTATCTCAACACATATTGCGAGAAAGATTTGCAGCGAGTCATCGACAAGGCGTTTCGCACCATCGGAGAGACGTTCAACACGCAAGAGAATGTGTTGGCGATGAAGCGCGAAGCGATTGCGGAGCACGGCGTGTGGACGGCCAAGAAACGCTATCTGCTCTGGGTACACGACAACGAAGGCGTGCGGTTTGACCCCCCGAAGCTCAAGACCGTCGGCATCGAAGCGGTGCGGTCGTCCACGCCGAAGTATGCGCGACAGGTGATTAAGAAGGCGCTGGAATATTTCATTCGCGGCGACCAAGAGGGGTTCTATGCCTTGTTGGACGAAGCCGAACAAGGCTATCTCGCCCGCCCATTTGAAGAGATTGCCTCGCCGCGGTCGTGTAACGGCATGAATGACTATCCGATTCTCCCGAGTGGGCAGTTTACCAGTGGCACCCCGATTCAAGTCAAGGGGTCGCTGGTGTATAATCGGCACCTGAAAGACACGAACTTGGATAAACGCTATCCGAAGATTCGTGACGGCGAGAAGATTCGGTTCTGCTATTTGAAGCCGCAGAATCCACTGCGGTGTAATGTGATTGCGGCCCCGAATACGTTGCCGCCGGAGTGGAAGTTGGAGCAGTTTCTTGATAGGCAAGAACAGTTTGAAAAGACGTTAGCCTCCCCGTTGGAGGCGATTATTGCCTGCGTGAACTGGACGATTCGACCGACGGCGACGTTGTTTTAGGCAAAGCAACAACTTACGGGGGATATATTTCTTGACATTAGGGGGTGTCTAGAGTAAAATATAGGTATTGGAGTGGGAATGGCCCCATTCGCTGATATTAAAGAAAAGCTTCACCAATCTGTATGCTCAAAGCTGATACGAAAACGGCACACCTGTTCGACTGCACCCGTGAGGGCTTCTCGGGCGTTCTAACACCCAACCAAGTGCTTTTTTACATAGCCGACACGTCCGATGGACAGGGTAACGCGGTAGACCCCTATAAAGGCGGGCAGACGTATCGACCCGGCTTGACGTTGTCGGAAGCATTTGCCGAACGGTACTCTGACCATTCAAATCGGCATACGCCTATTACTGCCGCGGGCTTCTACGTGATAAACACCGACAAGGGTATCCCCCAGAGCGGTGCGAATCGTCAGGGGTTCGCTTATGACGAATACATTCGCACCGAGATTATCAAGGCCCATCGTGCCGGTCGTATACCCTTTAGCGCGGTCGTTCATGCGACTTCGGGAAACGGCAACTCTGAACGTTTGCTGAATTTGCCGATATTGTCAAGCAAGCGCAAGGTCTTCTCAAACGGCGTGATGTGCGACCGTTTCGGGTGTGGCGCTTCGGGCAGGTAGATGTCATCGATGACGTGTATCGGATCTTACAGTCGGACGGACAGTGTTTAGTCGCCGTTTATACGGGGGGTGGTAAGACAGTAGTGGCGGTCGAAGCTGTTACGCGTGTGCTTGAACCGACAGGTGGGCTCGTGCTTGTGCTGACGCCGGTGAGCGACACGAAGAACGGATTTCGTGACGCCATCGAAGGTCCGTATGCCGTCGGTCTCGACCGCGATGTGACGAAGACATTCATCGACGGAAAGCATCTCGACCGTTACGATATCGCCGCGCTCCGCGCACGAGCAGACAAGGGTGAAGTCATTTTCATCGTGGCCAACGTGCAGGACGCCCGCTATGATGACGGGAACGGTACGCTGCGCGACAAGTACCAGCCGCTTGTGGGTCTGGTGGATGTCATCATCAACGACGAACGTCACAAAGAGTTCAACGCGGCACTGACCGCCAGTCGTCTGGCGGAACTGACGGCCCTCGCTCTTTACTCGCGAACAGGTCGTCGCCCGCACACTCGTGTGGGCGCTGACGCATCGCGACAAGACCGGTCTGCCGCAACCGCACATCCACTGTCTCGACACGCCACTCTCGTCCGTCGATCCCATCTTCGCGGAAGCGTATACAGCCGAAGAAGGGTTCGATCCGCGCAAGTGGTTTGCCCGCGAGAATGGCCTCTTTCTCAATGCGAAGGCGCTGATGAAGTTCGCCACGGTCGCGTATGACCAGCTTGACTCGACCCACAAGAACGGGTGCTCGTTGAACGGACGCTGTGGTCTGTGGAAGTGCCCTGATGGTCAGAACGGCGACAGTGCGGCGAACTACCTCCCCGCACTCGCAGAACTGCTGAACTCGACGCCCCGCGACGTGTTTTTCATCGACAGCTTCACGCTGGAGTCGCTCGCGAAGTCGCAGAACATCGGCATCGGTGCGTGTGTTGAACGGCTCCTGAACGAGAAGGGCCGCGTGACGGTGCTGACGTGCGAAAAGTTCCTGACGGGTACGGACATCGTCCCGCTCGATCACATTGTGCTCTTGGACAAGATGCAGAGTATCGCCAACTTTGAGCAGTTGATGGGCCGTATCTGTCGCGTGTGCCCCGGCAAGGATCAGGTGTGGTTCTACTGCGTCCAGCCGAACACGACACTGAAAGTGCTCCTCGGTCAGTTGGCAAAAGCGCAGTCCGCCGTCTCGTCGGGGGTCACGGAACGCGAAGTGCTGGCGTGCATGCCGCTCACGTACTATCAGAACGGTTGGAAGACGTTCAGCATCGAAGGCATCCTGTCCAGCGTACAGGAACACTTCTTGTCGCGGTTGCGTGATCGCGTGCCGGTGATGAGCATTGCCAAGGATCTGCTGGACAGTATGCATCTGCTTCAGGAGGCACCGGAGGGAAACTTCAAGGGGGCATCTGTAAACATCGACGCACTCACCGACGACACGGGTGCGAAGGTCGCGAAGTCGAACACGAAGCCGTCCAAGAAACTGTCTGGGCAGATTGCGAAGACCTTAGTCACCAAGTGGGTGGAGTGCTTCCAGACGTTCGCTCAGGAGATGCGGCCTGCGGCGTGGATGACGGACGTGTACGACCTCGACGCGCTGTTGCGGGACAAGATGCTGGCGGAAATTTTTACGGCAAAAGACATGAAGTATATTCGCCGTGTCCTAACTACGAATGAGGGGCTGCGGCGCACGTTTCAGAGTATACTGAACGAGGTGCGTGAGTCGTTTGCGGGACTCTCAGTGGAGCAGGCGCTCGATAGTGGCGTGTTCCTGAACACGAAACAGAAAGTGAATAAGGGTCTGGTATTCACACTGCTGGAGTTGGCGCGGAAAATGGTCAAGCGCATCCGTGCCAAATCTCCGAAACGGGTGCTGGTGGTCAATGCGAACAACGGCGCGATCGCGTTTGCCGTACAGGAAAAATGGCCGAACGCGGAGATCATCTGTGCAGAAACACATAGTTACTACATGCCATGGCTGAAACGGAATGGATTTACTGTGGTGAAATGGAGCGAAAAGATGGCAGGATCGTTTACACCGGATGCACCGGATGTCATTGTTGGCAATCCGCCGTATCAGGATAGTGCGCGTAAAGCGGGTTCGCGAGAGAAACTCTGGACCAAAATTCTCGCACAGTCGATTGACATGCTGAATCCCGGTGGGTATATGTCCTTTGTGACTCCTGATTCTTGGTTGGGTCCATCGAAGGAACACTCGCTCATTTTCGACCAGCGTCTTATTTTTGTGGACCTGACCGTCGCCAAGCATTTCCCGAGTGTGGGGAGTTCGTTCTCGGCATGGGTGCTCCAGAAGGCAGCTCCCGATAAGTCGTTCACGCTTAGAACGACTACTGGCGACATTCAGGTGCCCATAAAGTCTATGGATTTTCTACCGAACGATATCTCCGCAGAGACGTTGAGTCTCATGCAGAAGTTCTATTTCTGTGGAGGTCCGCAGTTCTCGTTCACACGCAACACCGAGAACCACACACAAAAAGCGAACATTCGGGAGACAAAGACGCAAGAGTATTGCTACAAGGTCTTTCACACCGACTTGTGCTGGAGCAATCATCGAAACAGCAATTACGACAAGCCGAAGGTCATCATGACACGCAACTATACGTTTGAACCACGGGTGCTTGAAGTTGGCGGTACGTCGGAGAACGTGTTTTTTCTTCCTGTGGCATCGAACGCCGAAGGTAAGCGAGTTGTTAAGGTACTGACGAGTAAACTATACCGCGTGATGCTTCGTCTGTGCGTCTACAATCACTTCCTGCTTCGTCCGATTATCGTCAAGTCGCTTCCCGCTGTAGACCGTTCGATTGATTGGACCGACGAGATGCTCTATGAGCACTTCAAACTCACGAAGGATGAGATTGCGTATGTCGAACAGTATGCCAAATAACATTGAACGTTCCGACGAGCGCATCAAGCAAACCGGCGAAGTCTTTACGCCCGCACCGCTCGTGAATGAGCTGCTCGACCGTATTCCTCGTGAGGTGTGGTCGAATCCCGAGAAGACGTTTCTTGATCCGTCCTGCGGTGATGGTAACTTCCTTGTCGAAGTTCTTCGCCGGAAGATCGCGCACGGGAGCACGCCGACGCAAGCCCTCCAGACGACCTACGGGGTCGAACTCATGTCGGACAACGCCGAGGCGTGTCGGTACCGACTGCTAGAGATTGCGGGAGACACGGAAGACCACCGGTGGATTGTTGAACACAATATTGCCTGTGCGGATGCACTGACATTTAATTATTGGGAACCCACGTTGTTTGGGGATAAGGAATCGGCTCCGGCACGGGCAAAGAAGTCCAAGAAGAAAAACGTAGTCACATCAAATACTACTCCTATTGATGCACTAGTGTGAATATGGCGCATACCCAACACAATACCGGCAATCAAGAGTGGTATACTCCTGAATGGATTATCGAGGCGGCCCGGCGCACAATGGGGCGAATCGATCTTGACCCCGCCTCGAACCCTATCGCGAATCAATGGATTCGAGCTGACCGCTACTTTACTCACGAGCAGAACGGATTGCTTCACGAATGGTCGGGCTGCGTCTGGCTCAATCCACCGTATGCCAATAAACTGATGACTGCGTTTATCGACAAACTGGAACAGTCATTGCCGACAATGGAGTCGGCGTGTGTGCTCACCAATAATGCCACCGAAACGCACTGGGGTCAACAATTATTGCGAATCTCGTCGGCAATATGTTTTCTTTCGCGGCGAGTGAAGTTTCTCACACCAGATGTCACGGTTAAGCACACGGGGTTGCAAGGTCAGATGGTGAGCTACATCGGCCCAGATGCCTCGACATTTATCGCCAACTTTAATTCATGCCGGATGGTCTATGCGTGGTTTGTCTGGAATAAAACGGCGAGTTGTCAGCAGCCGGTAATTAAATGGATAGACAACCATGCCTATGTATTGGGAAAACATGATTCCGACTCTTGATGTATAATAGCACACGATGCCTCACACCATATACAATAATAATTGTTTGGAAATACTTCCAACCCTATCCAAACATTCCGTAGATATGGTATTAGTTGATTTGCCCTACGGCACCACGGCGTGCGCATGGGATTGTGTTATTCCGTTTGACACCATGTGGTCGCTAATTCATGCGGTTGTGAAGCCGTCCGCGGCGTTGGTGTTTACCGCACAACAACCATTTACGTCTATGTTGGCGTCCTCAAACATCAAAGAACTTCGGTATGAGTGGATATGGGAGAAGCCACAGGGTACTAATCCATTAAATGCGAAAGTGATGCCTCTCAAGGCCCATGAAAACGTGTTGGTGTTTTATCAAGAACGCCCGACTTATAATCCTCAAACGTGGTATTCCACACCATATCAAGGATTCAAAACACGAAATAAGAAAACAGTTGGCGAAGTCTATGGGGCGAGTGCGCATTCTGTTCATCGTGATAATCCCGAAGGGGCGCGGTATCCAAAAAGTGTATTACGATTTGCGAGAGAAACCGGGTTTCATCCAACACAAAAACCGGTGGCATTAATGGAATATCTCATCAAGACGTATACGAATCCGAATGATACCGTGCTTGATTTTACGATGGGTTCGGGAACAACGGGTGTGGCCTGCGCAAAATTAAATCGTCAATTTATCGGCATAGAGTTGGAATCCAAATATTTTGATATCGCGCATACGCGAATGGGCGACGTGTATAACAATGCCGCATTTGATGTTGCCACACAAGAAATTAATTTAAATCCGAATATTCATGATATACTTTCTCCACAAGGAGCCTCATAATGTCATTTTTTCGTGCCCTAATTAAAGACCTCCCCGCGATGACGACAATTGCTGCCGATGGATTGAGTTCCTCGGAGTTTGATGGTTATATCAATACGGGCAGCTATACGCTGAACGCCGCCCTCAGTGGATCGTTGTTTGGCGGGATGCCTAATAACAAAATTACCGTGTTCGCCGGTGACCCCGCAACAGGAAAAACCTTCTTCGTCTTGGGCGTCATCAAACAGTGGTTGGAAGATAACCCTGACGGTGGGGTGATTTACTTCGACACCGAAAGCGCCGTGACCAACCAGATGTTGTCGGAACGGGGCATTGACCTCACTCGTATTGTGAAGTCAGAACCCGAAACGATTGAGCAGTTTCGACAGACCGCGTTGCAGATTCTTGACCGCTACGACGAAACCCCACAGAAGGGGCGTCAGCCGATGTTGATGGTGCTGGACTCGCTCGGCAATCTGTCGAGTGCGAAGGAAGTCGAGGACATTCGTGCGGAGAAGGACACCCGCGATATGACCAAGGCGGGTCTCATTCGCGGCACCTTCCGTGTGTTGCGTCTGCGTCTGTCCAAGTTGAACGTGCCGATGATTTGCACGAACCACGTCTATGCCGTCG